TGATTCAATTACCCTTGAAATTTTGGAATGGTGCATCCAAGGCCGTAGAGCTAGAGTAGAACAAGTTGAATTCGGCCAACGTATTCAATTTAACAAAGCAGACTTGCTCTCCTATACGCACGAATCGAAACGCGACCCGGTTTCCGGTCAGCTTTCCAAGGATTCCGTTTCGTTTTCTGTTGATAACTCCGAACAACGCTGGAACCCGGTAAATCCAGGTGGACTTTATCGGTATCTTTATGAACGTCAGGAGATTTCAGTTCAATACGGCATGGACATTGGAGATGCGGTCGAATGGATTGACGGAGGGAAGTTCTTTCTTTCTGGATGGACAATTCCAGCAAATGGCATAACAGCATCGTTTGACGCCAGGGATGCTCTGTCATTCCTCCAGGATTCTATTTATACCGGGCACACAAGCGGAACGCTTTACCAGATGTGCTTTGATGCATTGGAACTTCTGGATGTTTCCGGGATATCTTACGAAATTTCGGAAGAATTAAAGAACTATTTCCTCCGATGCTTCCTCTTATAAAAACGCAGACGTTCTTCAGCTTGCTGCAAACGCAGCCGGGATGGCTCTTTACCAATCCAGAGATGGGGTCATTCACATTGAACGTGTTCCTCTTGTTCCAGTCACGAGGTCTGGTATTGAGGAAATATCGCTCTTGAATAGCTTTAAATACCCAGAAATAACGTTTTCGACAAAAATAAAAAACGTATCGTGTAAGGTTGGCGGCGAATCCGTTTTTTATCCAGCCGGAGCTAGTGGGAACGGAGCGACCCAAAGCATCAATAATCCGCTTGTATCGAAATCTGTATCTTCTAGCGCAAAAAATGCGTTGACCGAAACATACGCACTTCTTTCTAACAGAAGAAAGGTAAACCTGGAATTTCGTGCAAGCCCTCATATTGATGCGTTGTCTTTTGTTAGAGCAAACCATCAGTTTGGATATGCATCGAACGTTCTCGTTACGGATGCCAAGTATACCTTTAACGGATGTTTTAAAGGTACGATGGAAGGATATATGGTGGAAAGTGCGAGTGCCCTTAGACTTGATAAGGACTCCGTTTTTGTGGCTCCTGGAGAGACCGTTCGTTTAACCGCAACGCTTGTCCCTTCCTCAGAGGATTCCCCAGCAATCGGATGGGAAGCATCTCCTCCCGACGTTGTTTCCATCTCCGTCGTTTCCAACAAAGGCGGCGTTTCTGTTTGCGACATTTCTTTTGTTTCCAGTGGAGATGCCGTAGTCACAGCCTTCGTGTCTTCCGTATCTGCAAAGTGTACCGTTATCAGTCAGGCTCCGTCTTTGTCGGATATGCCGGAAGGATCGTCTGTTTACATTCAAGAAAGTGGTGCGGATGTAGAGTTTGTTGTCGCAAAACATGGGTATGAGCCTGGCTTAAATGGTCCGGGGAGAACACTTCTTATCAGGAAAGAACCTCTTGCTGAAACAGTGTGGAACCAGACGCACGTCAATACATACGACGG